AACTCGGGTTGCATGGCAGCAGTGATCTTATCAAAGATCTTCTTGCCAAACTTGTACAAGAACACTTGACCTTCGTTGGCAGAATTGTTAGGATCCTTGACAACGTAGATGTTAGCAATGTAAGTCAGTTTACGCTTCTGCTTACGTGCTTGTTCCTTGTCTTCATCTGCGCCGCTGTTCCACAGAATACGATTGTATTCCGACACAGGATCTTTGCCACCGTTAGTGGTCAAAGAGTTTTCAATATACCAACCGCCGGGACCTTGGAAGGCATGAGAATAGACCTTCGCCCAGGGCAGTTCTTCCCCATCGGGTGCAGGAAGAAAACGGATTACAGCGTAACCGTTACCTGCTTTGTCAACGTCTAGTTTCCACAGACGCTCATCAGCACCGCCACTGCCGCCAGTCTTGTTCATCTTCTCAATCTCTTTGGTGAGTTTGGAAGTTAGACTGCCGAGACGGGACTGTTTCTTAAGATCAGAAAAGGACATTTAGATTTGGTGGATTCGGAGGATTGTTTCACCGCGTTCATTATAACGCCCTATTTATCCCATGTCAAGCGTGTCAAAACTGTGTTGCATGAGCATGGATGCTAGTCTTGATTTAAGAGACAATAGATACTCCTGCTCCTCAGCGGGGCGAGCAGGAGAACCAGGCCACACCTCTAATCCATAGCAGACATGCCCATAAAGGAGACGGATCTCCTCTATAGGCATCTTGATGGTGACGTGCCATTCGCCTTCCCACCATTCTTCGAGTGGATCAGTCGCGTTGTCGCCAGTCATCAGTTCTATCCTGTTTAAACCAATCGGATATATCTTCTGCACCTTCAAAGTTAGATTTGTAATTAGTAGGATCAGGATCACCTAGATCCATCTGATTCAAAAAATGATCCAAACCTCCTCTAGAAATATTTGGATTTGATGCTACTCTACGTGCCCTACGCAACATTTCACCCGCTGACCTGTTCGCTTTTGCCAACTTGTCTGCCCAGATCATATCATCTAACTGGACCTCTTCGCCCTTTGCGATACGATTACAAATGTATTCTAGTCGCAGTCGATACTCCGTAGACAGCATATATCTAGTATATTTCTGGTATTTAGGGCGTGTCAAGGCGCTTTGCTAGGTTATCTAGTGTGTTACGCATGTTTCTAAAGATAACATTCATATCAACATCTTTGAATCCCATAGCTGCGGATGTCGTTCGGATCTTCTCCTTCATTTCTATCGCCTCAGGGTCGTCAGACAGCGATAGACGGGTCCACATGACCTCTTGCTTATCCAGGAGCACCTTTAGTTTCTCCATGTGCTCACGCTTCTCCTGGTCGTTCATAGACCCGAACTGCATGATCACCTGGTAGAGCTCCTTCTGGATATTAAAAATCTCTTCCATCTCCTCACGGATAATAGAAGAGTCAAAAAACTTACTCATTGACTTGCTCCCTCAAGTATTTTTTATACTTGAATACATCGATATTTAGAAAGGGTTCATACTTTTTGATTTTGAGACCGACCTTTTCCCAGACAGGATCTAACAATTTTTTGTCAAAGTCCTTTGCATACCCCAGAATTTTATCTAGGATTGCCATCGTCTCAATACTGGTATCACCTGCCAAGTATGATTTTAGTACAGGTGGGTGACCTTTACACTTAAACAATTCGATGAGCGAATATTCGTCAAGTAATTTGTCAACCTGTTGAGTGTACTGATAGTACAAACTCTGCTGACGATTCTGCCAGCGTTTGTAACTACCGTCACCACTACGAATGATTGTACCAATCCATAGACCATCTGGATTGTCAGTCTCTACAAAGTTAGCGAGGAAGAATGCCTTCACTTCATCATCATTATACTTTCGAGAAGTTTTCTCAAAGAAATAACGATCCTTACGTTTGTAAAATGCATCCAAACTAGCACGAGACTTACCACCATACCTAAAGTAATCATACTTTGGTTTGGTAAAGTGGTGCTTGAAAGCAAGATACTGTTTGTAAGTATCAAACGGGGTCATCAAACTGGCGTACAACTGTTTTCCTCACATCTAATTGTTTGTTAGCATAAAAATAACTTGGATTAGCAGGACACATATTACAAATAGAATGCTTTTTCCATTGAGTGTCTGACATTTTGTAGATGTCTTCAATTGATGCATTAACAGAAGTAGGTTTGTACTTGAGATACTTCTCCCATACTTCATCATCAGATTGACCTGTTGCCTCTAAAGTTTCTTTTAGATAAGCAATACTAGCACACTTCCATAAGTGTCCTCGATAAATCTGCATCTGTGGACAGGTACAGAAACTCCAACTCTTATCAAGATCGTTGTCTTCGTGGGGGTAGAATTTACCCTCCTCCCATTTTAGCATATCAAACCACTTATCTTCCCACTGTTCAGATACCTCTAAACATTCTTGGAGATTTACTTTGTCCTTGGCATACTCTATAAACTCTTCCACATTTTTGTAAATGAGTTTACCTTTTGCAGAATATGGACTGACATGCATACTAAGTTTTAAGATTGTACCACGCTTTAAATGCTCTACGATTTTTTCCTTGTACTTATGAAGAAGAATACCATTACTATAGAATTTAATCCTACAGTTAGCGAGTTCTTCTATGCGAGTAAGCAACTCACTCCACCTTGGCTCTAGCAAGGGTTCCCCACCCACAAGACTGATATGTCCCCAAACATGTATCCTTGGAAGGATACTCTCGCAGTCAGAGATCATCTGATCTACATCCACACCACTACCAGGTGCTAAAACTTGACTGTTATGGTTACAACCACGACATGCCAAATTACAACCATTATGTACGTGGATGTTTACACCACGAAACCCTGGTTTATCTGTAACCTGACTAGGATTACCGACAAAATTTTCCCTACTATACTCAGCAAACCGACGCAACTTTGGGCGTTTTGAGAATACAGTTCTATTTTTATTATGCGGGGTTTCCATTCCAAATCTTGTATAGGATGTGATCGGGATTTAGTTGGTGTATCTCTGGTTCTTGATGGAACATACAAACAGAATACTCTGGCATAAATTTGAGATGAGGTATCTCACCACCATCCCAGAAGTGTTCTGGTTCTGATCCCTCCCTATAAGAATAAAAAACATCTGGTAGGTATTCTAAATCAGAAAAATAATTTTGATTTAGATAGGGATCTATCCCCCTATACTTCCTGACATGCTTCTGCCAATTTTGTATGTACTGCTCATAGATGAACTTGGTATCTCTCCAAACAATACTATCAGTATTGAATGCGAATACAGGTCTTTCATCTGTATAGGTTCTCTTCACCCAGTCAGGTGACTTCCACTTACACGGTGAGACCGCAAAATTAGTCTCAAAATCTAGTATAGGTGTGATATCACCTTGAATGATTACGTCAAGATCAAAAAATACTTTCTTATCATACTTATCTAGCTCTTCACGACCAAATAGTTCTAACTTGTTCCATGCTGGCCACCAAGATTGTATACCGATACTCGCCCTTTTAGGATCTCTCCACTTAGATGGATCCTTTACCAAAGGTTGCATATCATATACAATTACCTCTGGATCGATGCCAGAAGGATCATCTGTAAAGCAGATAAAATCTATATCAGTGTATCTTCTTACCGCATTATATAATTTGTTGACATAGATGGAAGGATATTTTTTCCCTATCTTTACACAAGTAACACAGTTCATTGGTAGTGAGTACATTCAGTCGATAAGGTGGCAATAAATTCTTCCATATGTTCTTCTTTTATATTATCCCAGTGGTTCGTCTCTTTATCAGACCACTCATCGACGTGCATGTTTAGTTGTATCCTAGGATGTTTGATATAAGGATCACCATAGTTCCATCGGTGTCTACTGTCAGCAATGTATTTTATTTCAGTTGGTTCTGGATCATACTCAAAGAAACTAGGTCCATACATGTTCAACATACCACCAATAAAATCTGTTCGATTTTCTAGAACCCATGTGGGTGGTCTATGGAAACTAAACCTATCACAATGCATTTCTAAACCATCTTCAAAGATTCTCCTTTGAGATTGAATTTCTTTTTCTAATGATCTCCAATCCCATACATCACTAACATATACATGTAGTCCTATCTTTGCTCCAAGTATCCTAAGATTTTTAATCAGATGTTTGTTACGAGTAGAGAATGTATTGTAAGCATTTGATCTAACTTGAAAGACATAACTGGCAGATACACCATAGGACTTTTCAATCTTTGCCAACTCAAATGCTCTACTAGGAACAAACTCTACGTCATGTCTAAGAACTGTCCACTGATCTTTCTTTAATGAATCATAGAAATCACACACCCTATGCTTATGGTGTTTGATTATGTTTCTATATTCTTGAAGAGTGAAGTTACTCATAATCTAACAGTCCATCTATTAGATTTGTTCTTGGTAACAATTTAGCATTAGGTATGACACAATGCCCACCTATCTTATCAGTAGGATAAAGGACAGGTCTAACAACATTAGATTTTCCTAATTTTGTATATCCTTCATTATATGTATTGTTATACTCTGTCATAACTTCTGAGAAATCTACATTATGTTCGTCACATAATTTTTTCATATCAGATGTAAATGCTATACACAATCCATAGTAAGTGGTGTCTGCTAACTTTGCGAGCTCTGTTGTTTTAGCATCATCACATACATAAGTTTTAACACCCAGACTTTTTAGATGAATTGAGTATGCTTGAGCAAGTTGTAGATCACTGCCACCAATAAATTTGACGAAGGTTTTTAACCCGTCGTAAAGATTTGGGTGCAATCCTCTTACGGGTGAGTGT